GACGGCCCTGCTGTTGAACTTGCTAATGGAAACAAATACTGGTATCTGAACGATACACGCCATCGTGAAGACGGTCCTGCTGCTGAATATGCTGATGGTTCCAAATTCTGGTATCTGAATGGTAAATGCCATCGTGAAGCCGGCCCTGCCATAGAACTTTCCAATGGAGATAAATTCTGGTATCTGAATGGTTTAGAATACACCGAAGCAGAATTCAATGCAAAGATGCATCCTGTGAAGGAATTGTCTGTTGCTGACATCGAAAACCTACTTGGGTATAACGTGAAAATTGTTAAGGACTAAAATGAAAACATACGAAGTCAAGGTTCATGGTAATGGCACCAAATTCTGGTATCTGAATGGTAAACTTCACAGTGAAGCCGGCCCGGCGATTGAATATGCTACTGGAGATAAACATTGGTGTCTGAATGGGGTAGAATGCACCGAAGCAGAATTCAATGTAAAGATGCATCCTGTGAAGGAATTGTCTGTTGCTGACATCGAAAACCTACTCGGTTTTAAAGTGAAAATTGTAAAGGAATAGATGAAACCATACGAAATCAAGATTAATGATGATGGCGGCATTTATTGGTATCTGAATTGTGAATTGCATCGTGAAGACGGCCCTGCAATTGAACTTGCCAATGGAAACAAAATCTGGTTCAAAGATGGTAAACTGCATCGTGAAGACGGCCCTGCAGTAGAACTTGCTAATGGAAACAAACATTGGTTTTTGAATGGTAAACTGCATCGTGAAGACGGCCCTGCTGCTGAATACGCCAATGGAGATAAATTCTGGTATCTGAACGGTAAATGCCATCGTGAAGACGGCCCGGCGATTGAATATGTCGACGGAAACAAATACTGGTATCTAGATGATATAAGATACACCGAAGCAGAATTTAATGCAATGCTCAATCCAGAAAAAGAATTGTCTGTTGCTGACATCGAAAAGCTACTTGGGTATAAAGTGAAGATTGTAAAGGAATAAAATGAAAACATACGAAGTTAAGGTTCATGATAATGGCGACATTTATTGGTACCTGAACGGTAAATTGCACCGTGAAGACGGCCCTGCTGCTGAATATGTCGACGGAAACAAATACTGGTACCTGAACGGTAAACGCCATCGAGAAGACGGCCCGGCGATTGAATTTGCTAATGGAGATAAACACTGGTATCTGAACGATAAACTGCGGCATGAAGACGGCCCGGCGATTGAATTTGCTAATGGAGACAATTTCTGGTATCTGAATGGTGTAATATGTACCGAAGCAGAATTCAATGCAAAGATGCATCCTGTAAAGGAATTGTCTGTTGCTGACATCGAAAACCTACTTGGTTTTAAAGTGAAGATTGTAAAGGAATAAAATGAAATTTCTAGCTGGGGGTAGAAATTTTGTGCGCTGATAATAAAGATAAATTGCCCCATATTCTCATTGCTTGCCACGGTTTACCTGGGTCTGGTAAAGACACATTTGCAAATCATCTTATCCGAGATGGTGGTAATTGGTCAAAAGTATCATTTGCCGCCCCAATTAAACGAGGACTCTCGGCGATGTTCAATATCCCGATGGAAGACATTGAGAACCCAAATATCAAAAATTCCGCCCATTATAAATTTGAGCGAAGTATCAGATACATGGCGCAAACTCTAGGTACTGAATGGGGCAGAGTATTAATTAAAGATTCCGTATGGGTCGATTTGGCCCAAGAAGGAATAGAGCATGCATGGAATAAAGGACAATCTGTTGTCAATACTGATTTACGTTTTGAGAATGAGGCTAAAAGAGTAAAAGATTTGGGGGGATTTATTGTCCATATTATTCGCGACGATAATAAATTCGATTCTGATAATAAAATAAACGGAGCAGTCAATCACGCGTCCAATATCACGTTAGATGAAAAGTACATCGATTTTGTAATTTTCAATAATGGTACAATAGATGAGTTTCAAAGCGACATAACAAAAGTAATAAAAGAGATTACAAAAGGAGCAATAAATGAGTGACACTTTTCTAATTGCAGACCAACACTTTGGCCATTGTAACATCCTCTCATTTTTAAACGAGGATGGTTCAAATTTGAGGACATTTGACTCGTGTGAAGAGATGGACGAGACTATGGTTAATAATCATAATTCAGTTGTTGGGCCAAATGATACAGTTTATTTCTTGGGAGATGTGTGTTTTGGTGCTACTCACTTTCATAATGTCATGCCAAGATTGAATGGCGCAAAAGTCCTCATTAAAGGAAATCACGATAGTTTGAAGATGTCAGCTTATAATCAGTACTTTAAAGATGTTAGGTCTTGTCACATGCTAGACAGGATTCATTTGAGCCACATTCCAATCCACCCAGGAAGTCTAAGCAGGTGGAGGAGTAACGTGCATGGGCATTTACATTCTGGAACTGTGAAGAAGCAATTATTTTCTTTAGAACATGGTTCACCGGTCTGGACTGAAATCGACGACCCTAAGTACTTCAACGTATCTGTAGAAAGGAATAATTATACGCCTGTTGCATTTGAAGTAATCAATAAGCATTTCAAAGATAATGGGCTGTGAGTAATTGAGTTATTATTCTTCCTCCAAAGATTCACAAATCAAAATAATTTGATTGTTGGCTTGACATGGTTTAAAATAATAACAGGGAGATAATTATGAAATTTTACACTTATTGCCAAACTCTTGGTAATTCTATATTATATAGAGGATATGATAAGGGCCGACAAATAATCGAAAAGATTGATTTTGGCCCTACATTATTCGTTTCCACAAAAAATAGAGACGAAAAATCTTGGAATGATTTATACAAAAACACCCCACTCGAACCAATTCAATTCAATAATATCCGAGAAGCAAAAGATTATGTAGAAATGTATAAGGATGTCCATGGGATTGAACTTCATGGCATGACTAAGTGGAACCTTCAATATATAAATTCAAAATTTCCAGGAGATATTGAATATGATATATCACATGTAAAAATTCACACGATAGACATCGAAACAGTAGATGAGGATTCCGAAGAAGGTTTTCCTGATATTCAGGCAGCGCGCATTCCGATTGTTCTCATATCTATACACGATAATATAACAGATAAAACGGTCGTATTAGGATTAAAAGAGTTTGATAAAGTTGAGTCTGATGCCTTTATATATAAAAAATTTGATACTGAGAAAGAACTATTAAAGTTTTTTATCGAATTTCAGATTGCAACAAAACCAGATGTTTGGACGGGGTGGAATACATCAGGATTCGATATACCATATATGATTAATCGAATCAAACTACTATTTGATGAGACACAAGTTAAACGGCTATCGCCATTCAATTATATTCGTGAAAAGATGGTTAATATCCGTGGAAAAGAAATTCAGACGTATGAGATTTATGGTATCATAGACTTGGATTATCTTGAACTCTATAAGAAATTCGGCACATATTCATCGAAAGAATCGTACGCATTAGGATTTATTGCCCAAGAAGAACTTGGCGAAACAAAACTTGAATTACCAGGGGTGTCATTCAGAGATTCTTACGTAAACCACTTCGACACTTTCGTGAGATATAATGCGATAGACTCAATTCTTGTTAAGAAATTAGAAGACAAGATGAAGTTGATTGAACTTGCTTTTGCTATGGCATATATGTATCATTGCAATCTAGGAGATGTATATCGCACTGTTGCTCCATGGGAAGCATTCATCTATCATCACTTGAATAAGAAAAAGATTGCAGTTCCGCCTCGAAAAAATGGATTGAGGGGGGATGTAGAAGGTGCATGGGTGAAAGACGGTATACAGGGCATGTATGGATGGTGTATGTCTTTCGACTTCTCATCCCTATATCCTTCTGTTATTCGTCAATGGAACATATCGCCGGAGACATTTAGAGCACCGGAATATGATATTAGAGCAAGAAATTTCTTGGATAATGATGCAGATGCTATTGCTGCCATTGATTATGCAAAATCAATCAATCATACAATTGCTGCAAATGGTACAATGTATGATAAATCCAAAAAAGGATTTCTAGCAGAATTGATGGAATATTGTATGACTGGTCGTGCAATAGCTAAAAAAGAAATGCTTCGACTAGAATCGGAATATCAAATTATAGAAAGGGAAATAAGTGAACGCGCAGCGCGACCGTAGAGATTGGCAATAATCATTAGAAAGGAAACATATGAATTATTCAGAAATGACTTTAGACGAGCTTTTAGAATTGAGAAATAGTAGTAGAGCAAAAATAGCAGCATTAAAAAATAAACAACTTGCATTGAAAATCGCTTAATCGTGGGCGCAATACAAAGAAATTTGTAATTGAAAACTATGTGAATTCGGTGAACATCCCAAATTGGGACAATACCGAGCCAAGCCCTAATATGGGAAGGTGTAACGACTAGGCGAAAGCCGTAGGGTCAAGTGACTCGAAGCGCATAGCACCTGTGAAGGTGAAGAGATAGTCTGTTCTGCATAGTAATATGCAGCTATATGGGATGAAATTAACGACTTCATTTAAACACAAAAGGCGAATTCTGCATTCGGCAGCATTGGCAATGAGGGGTTCCATTATTATGATTATCGCATGGCTGAGGCGATTACACTTACTGGTCAACTATCAGACATCCATTTGGCAAATTTGTTGAATATGAATTTCAATAAAATATTAGAAACAAAAGATGTAGATTATATTATTGCAGGCGACACTGACTCTGTGATTATTAATTGTCAGAGAATTGTAGATAAATTTGCGTCAAACAAATCGACAGGTGATGTTGTTAAATTTTTGGATGATTTCGCTAATAAAATATGTCAACCAATTATCAATAATAGCGTCAGTGTGATTTTTGATAAAATGAATGCTTATGATAAAATAATGGGAAGTAAGAGAGAAGCAATTGCGTCAAAGATGTTATATCGAGCAAAAAAGAACTACGCAATGTATGTATATAACTCCGAAGGGGTTGCATACAATCCACCTAAACTTAAAGTAATGGGAATTGAGATTGTAAGGTCGTCTACCCCTAAATGGTGCAGAAATAAATTAAAAGAATTATTACAGTTGATGTTTGAATCAGATGAATATACTCTACGAAAGAGATTTTTGGAACTGGAGAAAGAATTCAAAACATTGCCGCCTAGTGAAGTAGCATTCCCGCGGGGAGTGAGTGATATTGGCAAATATTTTGCAAATAATGCAATTAGAACCGGCATGACAGTACCTATGCATGTAAGGGCAGCCTGTCTGTTCAATATGAATGCAGTTAAATTCAAACAATATCAACAAATTCAAAATGGGGACAAAATAAAATTCTTATATTTGAAGATGCCAAATCCAATTAGACAAAACGTAATAGGCTTTCCTTCTAATATTGATTTGCCTCCTGAATTTAAACTGCATGGATACTTAGATTATGATACGCAGTTTGAGAAGACAGTAGAAAATGCAATGAAATCATTGACAGATTGTGCTGGCTGGAAATTGAGAGAAGAAAGTTCATTAGAATCATTTTTTGACTGATAAATAATTGCATGGTATCCGACTCCATGCACAAATCAAAAGTCGTAAATGAAAGGAGAAATACATGAGTCTATTAGACAAACTTAAAGCAGTAGGTTCAATTAAAGCAGAAACAGTAGCAGCATCAAGTTTCTTTGCTCCAAAAGATTTAGTTCAAACAAATATCCCTATTATCAACGTAGCATTTAGCGGTATACTTGATGGTGGGATAGTATCAGGTCTTACAATTCTTGCAGGACCTTCAAAACACTTCAAATCTAATCTTGGTCTTGTTTGTGTAAGTTCATACATGAAGAAATATAAAGAGGCCGTATGTTTATTTTATGATTCTGAGTTCGGCATTACTCCTGAATATATGTTATCGCATGGAATTGACACAGAACGAGTATTACATATTCCACTTGAACACATCGAACAATTAAAATTTGACATCACAAAGCGCCTAGCAGAAATTAAAAAAGGTGATAAGGTAATCATTTTTATCGATTCTATTGGCAATCTTGCGTCGAAGAAAGAAGTTGAAGATGCAGAAAATGAAAAGTCAGTAGCTGATATGACTCGAGCTAAATCACTTAAGAGTTTGTTTCGTATTATTACTCCACACCTGACAGTAAAAGATTTGCCATGTATTGCAGTCAACCACGTATATGCCGAAGTGGGACCGTTCGCGCGGACGGTCGTTAGTGGTGGGTGTTTGCTTGCAGGCACACAGTTAGAAATGGCGGACGGTCAAAAGAAGACTATTGAATCTATTAATGTAGGAGATATGGTGAATACATTAAATGGGCCTAAAAAAGTAACACATACATGGAATCCAGATACGTTGTTACACGGAACCCCAGAATGTATTAGATTTACATTTGATGATGGTTATTCAGTAACAGTTTCAGAAAATCATCCATTTTTAACATCGGAGGGGTGGGTAGAAGCAAAAAATCTCACAGAAAATCATATTTTTGTGGTTAGATGATTGACATCCTCTACAGAGGGGCAGTTAAAATAGGGTGAAAATAATCAAGGAGTGTAGCAGCGGCAAATACTATTACCGAGGCAGAATAACAAAATAGACATGGAGAAAAGAAAATGAAATTAATAAAGATAGAGAATGTTGGGATTAAACCAGTATATGATATATCTGTGGAAGATGTTGAGCATTATATTCTTGAAAATGGTATTGTTACACACAATACGGGCCTCTACTATTCCTCAAATCAGATTTTCATCATCGGCAGGTCTCAAGAAAAGGCGGGAACAGAGGTGGTAGGTTATAATTTTACAATCAACATTGAAAAATCGAGATTCGTGAAAGAAAAAAGCAAACTTCAGTTTCAGGTTATGTTCGATGGTGGTATTGATAAGTATTCTGGTTTACTTGAACTTGCATTAGAAAGCGGGTTTGTTCAAAAACCTTCTAATGGTTGGTATATAAGAGTAGATAAAAATACTGGTGAGATATTGGATGAAAAGAAAGTCAGAGAAGCAGATACTCATAATAAAACATTTTGGGCGCCGATTTTATCTAATCCAGATTTCTATAAATTCGTGAAAAATAAATTTCAATTGTCAGTTAATCCAATGAACGCGGAGGTGAAAGATGACAAAACTATATAAAGTGCGCGAACCGACCTCTACTGGTGTTTGCCCTATTCAAATCACCGATGGTAAATTCAGTGGCATTACGTTTGCTTATGGCAGAGTAGCAGTTGAGGAAATAGAAGATGCCGCCAAATTATCATTTGTATATGATGTGTTCGAAGGTGAAATTGATAAAAATTCAACAGAAGAATTTGAAAAGTTGACAGGAGATATATTAAAAGATATTCTTATTGAACAATTGAATGCTAACGAAGTAATTTACACTGGTGGTACTGATGGAATTAAAAATTGAAAATATTGTATTGGAAAATTTGATTAATAATGATGATTATTTTAGGAAAGTATTTCCTCATTTAAAAGAGGAATATTTTAGTACAAAAATAGAAAAGACACTGTTCAAATTCATTACCGTATTTGCTGAAAAACATAATAAAGCACCTAATCAAAAGATTTTAGGATTATTATCAAAGGAATATTCTTCTTTTACTCAAGAAGAATATATTCAAGCAGAATTGTTTGTGAAGGAATTGAACGGCAAAGAAGAAAATGTAGACTGGCTCATCGGCAGGACAGAGAAGTTTTGTAAAGATAAAGCATTCTATAATGCTGTCATGACTACAATTCAAGCAATGGATGGGAAAGACTCAAAATTGTCAGTGGAAGCTATGCCATCCTTGATGCAAGATGCACTGGCGGTATCATTTGATAATAGTGTAGGGCATGACTTCTTTGATGATATGGAATCTCGTTTTGATTTTTATCATTTAAAAGAAGATAAGATTCCATTCAGACTGTCGTATTTTAATAAAGTTACTAAGAATGGTATTCCTCGCAAGACACTAAACGCTGTTCTAGCAGGGGTAGGGGTAGGTAAATCACTTTTCCTGTGTGATATGGCAGCAACATCATTAAGTCAAGGCTTCAATGTGTTGTATGTCACGCTGGAGATGGCGCAAGAAAAGATAGCAGAACGCATAGACTGCAATCTACTTGACATCGATGTTGATAATTTAGGTAGATTGAACAAAGATGATTTTATCGATGGAGTTACTGGCATTAAATCCAAGACTCGTGGACAACTAATAATTAAAGAATACCCTACTGGTGGTGCTCATGTTGGGCACTTTAGGGCATTATTGGAAGAACTGAAACTCAAAAAGAATTTTCTCCCAGATGTTATTTGTATTGATTATATCAATATTTGTGCATCACAGAAATATAAGAGCAGCAATTACAATTCTTATTTTGCTATCAAAGCAATCGCAGAAGAACTAAGAGGATTGATGGTGGAATATAACTGTGTTGGCTGGACGGCCACTCAACTTACCAGAACAGGATTCAATGATTCGGATTTCAGTATGACAGATACATCGGAATCGTTTGGTTTGCCGGCATCTTTAGATTTCTTCATAGGTATTATACGCACCGAAGAATTGGACAAAATGAATCAGCTGATGATTAAACAGTTGAAGAGTAGATACAATGACATAAATTATTATAACAAATTCCTCATTGGTGTTGATATAAGGAAATTTAAATTATCTGATGTAGAAGAATCCCAACAACAAACAGTCTCCGACCAAGGCATTACAGATGATGAGTTATTCGGCAAATCCAAGAAAACACATGACTTTGCCAGCATAAATTTCGACTAAGTTGTTGATTCATTTGACAGTTTGACATTTAAAATAATGTTGGTTATGATAATAAGATGGGGCATGATGTTAAATTTGATAGCTTATAGAGCAGAAAGTGAGGTGTAAAAATGAAAATTCGTGTATATAGCGATATTCATTTGTAGTTGGACTGGTACTTTAGTGATGATATACAATTTGATGCTAATAACAGTGAAGTGAAATGCTGGAAGCCACCTGTGCTTCCTGATGACAAAGACACAATTCTAATTCTTGCTGGGGATTTATGGATTGGCACAAGATTTATTGAATTCGCGGGGTATTCATGGATTACAGAGGTCTCAACACGTTTCAAGAACGTCTTAATCGTATTAGGCAACCACGACTATTGGCCCGGAAACAACTCCCTGACTATCACGCGTGGTGGAGATACCTGCAATGCTATGTTGCAGGATTTAGGGTGTTACAATGTAAAAGTACTGGACTGCGATACATGGGAAGACGGTGAGTATTTGTTTGTCGGTTGCACTCTTTGGACTGATATGAATAATTGTAATGAGTTATCCATGTATAATATGCCTATGTTCATGCGATATGACGGAAAGATTCAATATGATATTGGGAGTAGATTTACATCTGAAAAATGGGTACAAACACATTCTAAACACCGAGCGTACATCAAACATGTAATTGAACAAAATCGAGACAAGAAAATTATTGTTATTACTCATCACCTCCCTTTGTTGACTTTGAGTGACCCAAAATTTAAAGGTACTCAAGGCAATGATTATTTTATGAGCGATTTGAGTGAGTTAATCCTTGGCAATGAGCATATTGTAATGTGGTGCGCCGGTCATACACATTACGGGTCAGATACATTTTTTGAAAAAACTAGAATAATTATAAATCCGTGTGGATATACATCAGAAAAGTTAGAACAATCAGGATTAGTTGTACACGAAACATTGAAAGTGAGGTAACTGAACCGTGAAAAGCATAATTTATCTAGATATGGATGGTGTTTTGGCCGATTTTCGAGGATGGGCAATAGAAAATTTCGGTGAAGAGTGGAAAACAGAAATTGAAAAGCCGAATTGGGGGGCTATAAGCAACACGTCGAATCTATTCGCCAAATTAAAACCAATGGCAGACGCGTTAGAATTATACAACAATTGTGTAGACATCATCGGCGACAAAAACAGAGTGCAAATTCTTACAGCATTGCCACAAAGAATGAATATGGAATCTGCTGCAAAAGATAAGATAGAATGGGCTCACACTCACATTAGTCCTGACATTAGAGTACACTTTGGTCCTTACGCCCAAGACAAACAATACCACAAGCGACACAAATTTGATGTGCTAATAGACGATATTGAATTGAATATTCAGCAATGGGAATCAGTCGGAGGTTATGGTATTGTTCATGAAAATTCAAAAAAGTCGACAGAAGAACTAAATTCGTTTATTATGGTTATAACAAATCAAGAAATGGGACAATTATGAGTGAGGAACTTGGCATTTTAGGTAGAAAACATATTATGATTGACATCGAGACATTAAGTTCTCGCCAAAATGCAATCATAATTCAAATCGGCGCGTGTTCTTTTACATTTGAAGACGGTATCGGCGAATCATTCCTTCACAATGTTGACATAGAATCCTGTTTAAATGCTGGTATGCATTTTGCAAAAGATACATACGAATGGTGGATGACACAAGATGAGACAGTATTTAAGTCATGTTTAAATGATGCAAAACCCATCAGCGAGGTTCTGCATTATTTGAATACATTCATTGGTAAAGATAAAAAAACATTAGTATGGGCGCAGGGGAGTGTGTTCGACCTAGGAATTTTATCAAGTGCTTATACATTGTGTGGCATAAACAAAAGTTGGAAATATTTTCAAGAAATGGATTCTAGAACGGTATTTACATTATTGAATGTGAGGAATGACTTGGAACGAAAGGGAGCGGTTGGTCATCATAATGCATTAAATGATGCAATTGCGCAGGCTGAAACACTTATAAAAGTTTTTAAGGAAAATTGATGACTAAAATTCATGGCAGATATACAAAATTTGATACTGCAACATTAGATGATTTTATTGAGTCTAATATAGATGCAGCTCAAGTAAAAACAGAATGGGTAGGTATGCCAGAATTCAATCAGCATAATATCGATTCTTTTGCTACTATTGTTTTTAGAGTAGTGGATGAAGAACATCTAAAAAAACTATCAGAATTGGTTGGTCAGCCATTGACACATAAAACAAAAACGGTATGGTATCCTAAACAGGGAGTTTTACCAGAACGTAGGGCATTTTATGTAGATGAGGATGATGTATGATTGACGAACACATGCCACAATACCCACTCTACATTGTGTCAAAAGGAAGAGCTGATAGTCGATTTACTTCCAAAACGCTAGAAGCAATGCATGTGCCATATTATATTGTCGTAGAAAAACAAGAAGTAGATATATATGAGGCAGCAATAAATCCTAAATATGGTACAGTTTTAGAACTCGACAAGAAATTTCAAGATGAATATGACACATTTGATGATTTAGGATACACTAAGAGTAAGGGGCCAGGTCCTGCTAGAAATTTTGTATGGGAACATGCAAAATCGAATGGATTTAAACGTCACTGGGTCATGGATGATAACATCAATGGATTTTATCGATTCAATAATAACTCTAGGATAGTGTGTCTGAGTGGAGCATTATTCCGGGCAATGGAAGATTTTAATGATAGATATACTAATCTGCCTATGTGTGGGCCTAATTATTTTTCTTTTGCTGTTCCTTGTGGCAAAAAAAATCCACCGATTATTATGAATACTCGCATTTATTCCTGTAATCTGATTGAATGCGGTACCCCTTATAGATGGAGAGGTCGTTATAACGAAGATACTGATATTTCACTTAGGATGCTGAAAGACGGCTTGTGCACTGTACAATTTAATGCATTCTTACAGGGCAAAATCGTAACACAGGCAGTGAAAGGTGGGAATACAGCAGAATTTTATGCAAAAGAAGGAACTACACCAAAATCTCAAATGCTTTTTGATATGCACCCAGATGTTACTAGATTGGTCACGAAATATGATAGGCCTCATCATCATGTAGATTATAATGTATTTAAGAAAAATAGATTACAACGTATCCCTGATATTATTATACCAAATAAGATAAATGAGTATGGCATGGTTTGTGTGAAAAGAGAAGAGTTAAAAGAAGAGCGCAAAGACGATTTTATAACAAAGATGGTGAAAAACCAAAAAAAGGAAATTTAAAATGAAAAAAGAAATTATGAGTTCTACTGGCTATCACAGCGATATACAACACATTGGTCGACCGGATTGTGTGTTTGACCAAAGGGCTAAATATACGTTTAATGGCGAAGACTTTGCAAGAGCCATGAGTGAAAAGAAATTAACCAAGACATCAACACATGTTGAAGTCGTTGGCCCTTTGACTATTGAAGAAAATATGTGATTGAGACTCGCGATTGTGATAAATAGTGATGTAGTTAGGATTTGATGAACTTTAGGAGATTCAAATCCAGTGGATATTGCATCCATTGTCCTACATCACAATACTATTTATCATTTGTAAAATTCTCCTAAATGTCTTAGTATGAACAGTCTACCGCAGGCATAAGCAGATTATGCCCCAAATGATGCCTGGCTTTTTGCTAAAGAACATCATCACTGGTATAGACAAAAAGTGAAATAAAAAGCTCCGGAAATGCTATGGTTGCAACCGGGAATCAGCGACACTTTGTTAAAAGAGGGTGGTATTAGCTGTAGGCGCGAGATATGCCAGCATCGTAAAAAGTCTTCACACTCGCAGACTTTACCATTTGACACATGGTTGAATCTTTTAGACCATCACTCCGACATTCGACGGAAAAATGTGGTTAGGTTCTGCTAGCCTAACCATGTCCTCTACTCTCTGGAAACAATTAATTAATCTTTAGATTAGATTAATCAATTAAAGAAGGTAAAGAATTAATCAATTAAAGAAGGTAAAGAATTAATTAATTAAAGAAGGTAAAGAATTAATCAATTAAAGAAGGTAAAGAATTAATTAATTAAAGAAGGTAAAGAATTAATCAATTAAAGAAGGTAAAGATTAATCAATTAAAGAAGGTAAAGAATTAATTAATCCTATCTATTAAAGAAGGTAAAGATTAATCTATTAAAGAAGGTAATTATTAATTACTTTGAAATGGAGTCCAAATGAAACTTGAATTAGATAAATCCTATAAAACAAGAAATAACAATATCGTAAGAAGAATACTTGCTGTAGATAGAAATAATGAAGCATTTCCTGTTGTTGCTGAACTTATGAGCGGTACTATTTTTGTGTATACAGCAGAAGGTAATTATACTTTACAGCATGAACATCCTTTTGATATTGTAGCTGAATATCAGTAAAATGAAGAACTCTATTGTGTTGAATTATGCCTATTAACGACTTCATTTGTATACAGTGTGGCTTTGAAATAAAAGATGTTCTTCACAAAATGTCTGAAATTCCAGTCAGATGTCCTAATTGCGATAAAGACGGTTTGAAACGAATACTATCAACTTCTGGTATCATTTTTAAGGGTACTGGATTCTACCAGACAGATTACAAAAACAAATAACGATGGTTGTAAGTGATTGATTTATCATTACATTTGACAATTAAATGTATCAATATTATCATAGTAATATGGTTGATATGGTGAGAAATAATTAAATCATGAGTTATAGAGACTTAATTCAAACAAAAACTGAAGAGATTCAAGAAAAGCTATTAGCTCTTGGTTTTGCAAAGATTCATACTCCATTTTCTATATGTAAATTGCCAAAAGGAGTTGCTGGCAGGGCGTGGGGGTACGATAGATTCGAGATAAGCATAGATTATCTCGAAAAACATACCGACCGCATTTTATCTCGTACTGTTCCTCATGAAATTGCACACATGTACACAGCGAAGTACTATCCTCAAGCAAATGGTAAAGGTGGACATGGTAGAGAGTGGAAAAAATTCATGGAAGCACTTGGATGCGAACAGAACAGATACCACGACATGAAATTGACAGTTGGTGCAATAAACGAGCCAACCAAGATTATTAAGCAAGATAAAGAATTTGTCGGTATCTATGATGTTCTTTGGAACAAAGACTCACAATGCTATAATGGATTCATCAATAAATCAATTGTTGCAACTGATATAAGTTACAATAAAGTAAAGAAAATCATGCAAGAATCTTTCGGTTGCAAGATGTTCAATGTTGTAATCCCATCATTTTAATGAACAAAGGAGAATGGAATGAACACTGAATTTGAAAAAGGCCAAATTGTATTCCAAGCATGTTCGAATTTTGCAACAGTGGGAGAATCGGGGTTGAATGGTACCAAATTCAAGCCGGCAGTGAATATCGGGATTGTGATTGAACGCAAACTAAATTCCTGCAATGATGAACGTGTATTTTTTGTTGACCGTGGAGGTAATGATTTTGTTTTCGGCCGGGTGTATTACTTCGCATGGCGCGCCGACGGCATATTCGCAACAGCTGATGAAGCCTTTGAGGCACTGCAAAGCGACGTAATCTGCCCAGACGTATACTCTGATGCAGATAAGAAATCATTCGATGATTTTCGCGGCGGTAAAATGCGCATTGCACCTGATACTAAATGATGATTGACGAAACCGTGATGTTGCACCCGCTGCGGCAGACAAGGAGATTAGAAATGAGCGAGCATAAAGCACTATCTGCCTTCGAACAGGCGGCGATACAAGTAGAAGTTATCGAGTTGAAACAGCGGCTGAAAATGGCAACTAAAACGATAAAATCCCTAAACAAGCAAATAACAAGACTTGAGGATGTTTTGTTTTCCTCTATGACCGCCGGCAATGGCGACCGCAAATAGCTGGAGAACCATATCACGAAGCGTGTCATTCCGTGATAAGGTCAACAAAACAATGTTTTTAAACATTGATATAATCTTATCATGAAGGATAATCTCAAAATGTAGACTATTACACCTCATAACCCATTCATTTTAAATAAGATTTGACATTTAATTGCAAATGATTGATAATACATTATCGAATAAGGGAGTAGATGATGAAAAACTGGATTGATGCTATCGGATGCACATTGTTTTTTACTGGGATTTTTTCCCTTTTTGTTGAAGCATGGTTTCGTTTACAAGGGCTTTGAAAGGAGAATAGTCATGAATGGTTTTTTAATTTTTATTGATGGACAATATTTTGACGAAGTGTTTTTCCCGAAGAGTATGACAGTAAAGGAAGCTCGAGCTTCCTTGCTTGTTGAAGGATATCCTTCGAACATTGAGATTGAATCGTTTCGTACTTCGGTAGAGGACTAATATGGCTAATGTTAAACAAGGTAACCTTACAAAATCGCCTCAATGGTGGAAACACCTAAAAGATTTTAAACGGGTGTTTTGGAAAACTGAACGTCTTGCCCAAAAGAAGAACATCCGAGAACAGATACGAGAATCATAGATAATTTGGTGAATTTTAATAATGACAAATTTGAAAAAAATATCTGATATTGTGCTGAATAAACGATGGGCAGAGTTCACTGAACTCGGCATTGACATGAAGCATTATGAAGATTTGGGTATGGTTCTTTTGAACTATAATCAAATCGAAGCAATCAAGAATCATCCAATAGTAAATCTTTGCCGAGGATTGCTAATTGGATATGACGGTTCTATTATTCGCAATGGCATGCCGCGTTTTTACAATTTGGGTGAGAATGGGGTCGACACATTCGACTTTCAAAATTCAATCACATTTGAGAAAGCCGACGGCTCACTCATGTTTACGTACTTTTGCCTCCCAACAGGGAAGTGGGAAATCGGTACTCGCGGAACTGCTTTTGCAGAAGGACCGAAAGAATTCTTCGGGACATTCCGAGATTTTATGCTATCAGCTATGGGCCGAACAGAAGCAGAATTTCAAGAAGACTGCACGGAATTGCTGAACAAGGAATACACATACTTGTTCGAGTGTATCGGGAAAGATAATCGCATAGTAACTCCGTATGGAGAAAATATGCTGGTATTTCTATCTAGTGTAGAAAATGCAACCGGCAATGAATATCTTATTGGTAATCAGGAAGTACATAACGCTTTGCTTAATTGGAATGTCCGACCTGTTGAGGTGTTTTCATTTAATACTCAAGATGATTGTCTCAAAGTGCTTGGTGAATTGACTGGACTCAAGGAAGGGTTTGTTGTATATAACACAAAAACAAAAACACGTGTTAAAATAAAGTCGCCTACATATCTTGCAATCCATCGCCTCCGTGGCAATGGTTTGACTTTGAATTCAGTATGTGAACTTATCGTCACGCGCGAAGTGGATGAATACTTAGCTACGTTTCCTGAAGATACACATAAGTTCAATGAAGCACAATCAATGTATGCAGTTATACAAAATGAACTCACAGATAATTATTGTAAATTCAAGACCATTGAATCACAAAAGGACTTTGCTATTGCGATTAAGGACTTGCCTTTAAGTTGCGTAATGTTTAAGGCCCGCAGCGCAAATGTTAATGACGTGTTACATGAATTCAATAAGTTTCCAGTTAACAAAAGAGCAGAATGGCTAAAGACTAGATTGACTTAGTCTTGCCGTTGTTCTATGCCGTCATCACAAGGAGGTCGACCAATGAAAAATCGCGAGGGAGTTGAGTATTCTTTTCAAAAAATTAACAATGATGAGTTTAAAATAGTAGGTGACTTGAAACACTGGAGATATGGTGGTAAAGACGGGCAGGCTGAAATTGACACAAATGATTTGGGATTTGTGGACCCATCTGGAGGTCCATTCATTTCAGTCGGTTCTTTGTTGAATGGGCGTAAAGTCACGAATATTCGGATCGATGCCGACAGTTCATTCATTTTTGAACTTCAGCCCTATGCAGCATAAGTCATTGGTTTGTATAGACATTTGACATTTTATCAGCATGTGTTTTAATGATTATATCGATAAATGTGGTACGAGGAGAAATACGTGAAAAGGGCTATTATTGCAATTGGTATTTCGGGGTCGGGCAAAACCACCGAAATTGCAAAGCGGGAATATGATTACTTCGTTAGAATTGAACGTGATATTATGCGCAAGCGCCTGCTTGGATTTGATGATGATAATTCTAGCGATAACTTCTGGTCCCTCTGGAAATTCACAAAAGAAAATGAAAACAAAGTCACTGAAATGGTGAATGAAATAATTGATGACTGCGCAAAGATGAAAGCAAACATCATTATTGGTGATACGAATTTGAATATTAAATATCGGTCACTGCTGCATACAAAACTTGAAGAACTTGGATATACTGTTGAGTTCAAAGTCTTCCATATTGATGTGATGGAAGCAATTAAGCGTGACGAGCGCCGCCGCGATACTGTCGGTCATCAGGTTATTTGGAAGCAGTATGAACAATTTACTAAAGAATTTCCAAGTACTCGGCAGTATGTTGCAGACGTCACAAAACCAAGGGCTATCTTGGTTGATGTAGATGGAACATTGGCTCACATGAATGGTAAGCGCGGGGCGTTTGAATGGGATAAAGTCGGGCTGGATGATTGTGATGAACAAGTAAAGTTTTTGGTAAATAACATGCCAGTGGAAGATACTGTTATAATTCTTTCTGGGAGAGATGGCATCTGTAGACCAGAAACAGAAAAGTGGCTCGATTATAATGACATTTTTTTTGATACGTTACTCATGCGAGCAACAGGTGATATGAGAAAAGATACAGTTGTGAAAGAGGAAATTTTCTGGAGAGATATTGCTCCGAATTACAATTGTCAATTCGTTATCGATGATAGGCCTAGCGTGTGTGATAACTGGAGAGCAATGGGGCTTAAAGTTTTTCAGGTTGGCAATCCTAACATCAGATTTTGACAGGAGATTAAATAATGGAAGTCGTAATCAATGTAGATTTTGGTGGGTTTGGGGTTTCATCAGAAGTAATGCAGTATTTGATAGATAATAAATCTGATGCAATTATACTCATGCCTGTGATGGATGCTGATCATTTTAATAAGTATACAAGTAATTACAATGATTATGGTTGTATAAAGGCGACAGGGAATTCTATTTATGTTCTGAAATCCGGATATGATATTCGTACAAACAAGGATTTGATTAAAGCAGTTAAAATATTTGGCAAAGCAGCGAACGGGAAATATGCGTCATTGAAAATTGTAGAAATTCCTGACGACATTTCGTGGTTTATTTCGGTGGATGACGGTGGTAGAGAACATGTTTCGGAAACTCATAGAACTTGGAGATAAAATGAACTATAATATTGAGTATGAAAAAAAGTCTTTCATGAAAGCAATAGACTACATTAAAGAAAATAATCTCTATCGCAGAGGGGAGTCTAATTATGATTTGTGGTTAATTGATTTTATCAAAAGCACGGTAAAGAGTGCTATGCATAAGTATAAAAGCGCGGGGGTATGGTCTTCTTGGTCTTCGTGCGGCGGGGTAACACTTGTGTTAACGTCAGATAATAAAGCAACGGAAGGCTTCGATATAATTGATGTCAATATCACAGTTGAACCTAATTTTGAAAATAGTGATTATGTAACACTAAAAATTCGTGATGAAGCTTAAAAATGAGTCTAGAATTAGAACAAAATAACAGGTATTACTTTTGATAAAGGGATTGACATGAATTTTATTATTACTACTCATGCGACATTTGAACATATTTACGAAATTGATGCCCCAAATGAAAATGCCGCTGTTGAGATTGTGACGAGAACAGATGCTCAATTGGATTATCATCAAAGATTTATTGGAGAAAAAGTAGTACACATCACACTTGCCCACAATTCTATTCCTATGACGCCAGATGAATTTAGAGCATTAGGTTGTTTTTGATAATGCCAGATTAAAGGAGATTATTATGCGAGTGGACATAGGAAAGTACAAGTATTATGTTGGGCCTTATCAGATAGCTGAAATGCTGATGTTTTGGATTCCTAAATACAATGATAAGCACGAATATACAAAAGCATACGATAAATATGTTCATAGATTTGGTGAAATTTTAGCAGATACTCCGATAAACACTTTATGTGAATGGATTGATACTAAGCAGAAACGTAAAATCAAAGTTAAAATCCACGATTATGACACTTGGAGTATGGATTATACATTGGCATTGATTATTTTACCTATGCTTAAAAAGCTGAAAGAGACTAAACACGGCTCGGTCATAGTTGATTTAGAAGATGTTCCACTACAGTATCGATATAGTGATGATTCAGAATATGAAAATGCTCAACGAGCATTTGACTTTTACAATGACGAAGATAGTGTCAAAATTGAGTGCGACCATCATGTACGATGGGACTGGGTACTCGATGAAATGATTTTTGCCTTTGAAATGATTTTAAACGATGGAAATTGGATGGATGCTTATAAAACATCATATCCAATGACCGAAGAGGAATCAAAACATCAATCAGTATTAAATAAATTGTATTCTAAAAATGTTAAAATTGTTTATGATTGGGATAGTATCGAAAAGGTAGAAAACAGAATAACAAACGGCCTCATTTTATTCGGCAAATATTATAGAGGATTATGGTCTTGATGATGTGGGCTTTTGAGTTAAATCAAATATGGAGCGCAGATGTTAGACATACAAACTTTACGAAATGATTTGGAGGGCGTGGCCGCACGTTTGGCGACACGCGGATTTGTTTTGGATACCGCGAAATTCGAGCAGCTGGAAGCCGAACGCAA